TGAAGGCTCTAAAACATTACGTCTATCTGAAGAATCTACCTTTACATTTAAAGTTCCTCGGTATGCTGACTTATTAATGGACTGCTATCTTTCTGTCACACTTCCTAACATTTGGAGCCCTATTTTGCCTCCACAAGATCCGTCCAATGACACATTTCAAAGTTCCAGTAGTGAAAATTGGGTCCCATATGAATTCAAATGGATACAAAATTTAGGGGCCAAAATGATTTCTAAAATTAGCATTACATGCGGCAATTATACTCTTCAAGAATATTCTGGTGATTATTTGTTAGCCTCTGTCCAGCGCGACTTTAATACCGATAAAAAAATATTATTTAATGAAATGATTGGACATCTTAATGAATTAAATGATCCTGCTAATGCTGGATCTCGTGTCAACTCCTATCCGAATGCTTATTATAGCGAGGCTCTTGCCGGCCCTGAACCATCTATTAGAGGCCGCATTCTATATATTCCATTAAATAATTGGTTCGGACTTAAAAGTCAAATGGCTTTCCCTCTAACATCATTGCAATACAATGAGCTACATATTAACATCACACTAAGACCTATCGATGAACTATTTCAAATCCGCGATGTATTTGATGCTACTTTTAATTTTCCATATATTGCTCCTAATTTTAATACATGGTATATGCAGTTTTATCGGTTTTTACAACCTCCTCCTGATATTAATATTGGCATTAACTCTTATTCGGATCAAAGAACCTTATGGAATGCCGACGTGCATTTAAATTGCACCTATTGTTTTTTATCTAATGAAGAAGAACGTGTATTCGCATTAGAAGAACAAAAATATTTAATTAAACAAGTTCATGAGCAGAAATTTTACAATGTCACTGGTCCAAATAAAGTCGGTCTAGACTCATTAGGAATGATCGCCAACTGGATGTTCTATTTTCAGCGATCTGACGTCAATTTACGCAATGAATGGTCTAACTATACTAATTGGCCTTATAATTACATGCCACAAGATGTTATACAAGCTCCCGCCACCGGATCATATACTGTTTACAGAACAAATGCATCTGGACAACTGGTTCCTATAAATATCGGTCCTGGTGTTAATCCGAGCGGAAACTTAACTGGTCTTTTAATTACGCCAACATATACGCCAGAAAATGATAAATATATTTTGGTCGTTTTAGGTATTTTGTTAGATGGATCCTACAGAGAAAACGTGCAGCCTGCTGGCGTGTATAATTTCATTGAAAAATATATTAGAACTACCGGTAATGCTCCTCCTGGACTGTATTGCTATAATTTTTGTATGAATTCTAGCAACTCAGATATGCAGCCATCTGGTGCGATAAATATGAGCCGATTTAATCAAATTGAAATGGAATTTACTACTATTATACCGCCATTAGATCCATTAGCGCAAAGTTTGACTATATGTGACCCTACAACGGGAGACATCATCGGCATTAATAAGCCAACATGGCGCATTTATGATTACAATTTTAATATGACGCTTTTTGAAGAGCGTATTAATCAAGTAATATTTATTGGCGGCAACTGTGGCTTAGCTTATGCGACATAAAGCGACTAAATAAAAACAATATTTATCGTTAATAAAATTAAAATATTTTATAATATTAGATCCATTGTAATATTATAACTAACAAATAAAACAGAATGTATTCATCCAAAATTATTATCATATTCATTTTAGCCATTGGTATTGTTTCTGGTCATGAAATATACACAAAAACTCAATTAAGAGGTTTGTATAAATCTCATATGAATAAACTACTTGGTGAAGAAATACAACGCATTGTAGAAATCGTTGTAACATTTGCTCAATTTAATCATACCAGTTACTCTCACGTTTATATTGCAGATCTTAAAGGTGTAGATGAAAGTAGCAAAATTCTTCTTAATTTTAGCGACGAAAAGATCCTTAATCATTTACAGACCATATTAATTGATGCAATTATAACAATTTCCGAGCCTAAATGTTGCAATCCGAGTTGCGATAAAACACAGCAATATAATCTTATTTGTAAATTTATTGTCATAAATTGGTAAACATCAAAATAAAAAGGGGATTTAAATGTGTTTCCGGATGCGATGCAAGGCTGCTACACAATGGCAGCAAATGTGTTTCCGGGTGCGATGCAAGGCTGCTACACAATGGCAGCAAATGTGTTTCCGGGGTGCGATGCAAGACTGCTACACAATGGTCTCAAAATTATCTTATCTTTTTATTTCTTTCCTTATTTTTCCTTATTTTTTCTTTAAGTTAAAAATAAAAGATATTAATGTTTAACTTAGAATTCTGAACTTCTGAACTTTTCTGCAAAAAGTTGGAAAATTTTTATGGGTTTTGGACATTTTTAAAAATGTCCATTTTGCAAAACCTAAAGTCCCTTTGGTTAAAAATACTTCAGAAAATGATTTGTGAGCATAATGCTCTTAAATTTATTTTTAGTTGAAAAAAACTGTGACGAAAAAAATAAACATTTAGGAAAATAAGCATTTAAAGATTTTTTTCTAGATTGCTTATATAGACAATGCTTAGCAATCTAAAAACCCTTCAAAGTCCTCATGAATTTAGCTGTATTATATGTGACTATGTTACGTATAGAAAAAAAGATTTCAAAAAACATTTGCTTACGATAAAACATGTTAGCAATGTTCAGCAATGCGGTAAGAATATAAAACTCTCCCAAACTCTCCAACCCATCCCTCAAGCTAAACAATATATATGTGTTTGTGGAAAAATATATGTGGATAATTCTGGATTATGGAGACATAAGAAAAAGTGTGATCAGCTACAATCCATATGTAAAATAGTCGAACCTATCGTTAAATTAAAAATAGAAGAAAAAATAGAAGAAAAACCACTAGAAATATTTGACAAAGAGATGTTGATAATACAGTTATTAAAACAAAATCAAGAGCTCCAACAGTCATTAATTGAATTAGCTAAAAATTCAATTAACATTACAAATAATAATACAAATAATTCACATAATAAGACCTTCAACTTGCAAATATTTTTGAATGAGGAGTGTAAGGATGCTCTAAATATTAGTGAATTTGTTAGTTCAATCAAAGTAGAATTAGATGATTTAGAAGCAACCGGAAGATTAGGTTATGTAGAAGGAGTTTCTAGGATAATGAATAAAAATCTTGAAAAATTAGATATTAACAAAAGACCTATTCACTGTTCAGATCTAAAAAGGGAAGTTTTATACATTAAAAATGACGATCAATGGACAAAAGAAGAGGACACAAAACCGATTTTGAAAAAGGCAATTAAACAGGTTGCCTTTGAAAATATCAAAAAAATTGGCGAATGGAGACAAAAACATCCTGGCTGCACCGATTCCGAGTCAAGAAAGAATGATCTCTACTTAAAAATAGTTGGAAATGCCATGTCCGGAATAACAACCGAAGAGCAAATCAAAAACATTGATAAAATTGTAAGCAAAGTAGCAAGAGAAACAATCATTGGCAAATGAAATCGATTTATTTAGATCACCTTTTTTTGGATTTTCTTCCCTTTCTTTTTTTGGATTTTCTTCCCTTTCTTTTATTTGTCTTTCTTCGTCTTGTACCTCCTAGTTTGGGAGTATTTAAACGTTTGGCATCAGCATCAGCATCAGCATCAGGTCGAGTGTTTCTTTTAGGTCTTGTCGCAATTTTAGGTCTTGTCGCAATAAAATTATTAATTAACGTATATAACCGACCAGTATTCATAGGAATTTGCGCAACACTACCAAGTCCTTGATCTAATATACCTGTTATACCAAAAAAAGAAGTGTTAACACCTAAAAAATATGACAATGCAAAGGCACAATTAATTGCTGTAGGTAAATCTAAATCTGTATTAACACGTCTTTCCCATGCGGTTAAAAAAGGTGTTGGGACAAATGAGTGTAATCGATGAAAGTTTTGAGTATAATGCTTAAAATAATTTGTAGTATTGTAAAATAACTCATAGTATTTTTGCAAAAGTTCAGGCGTGAATGCTTGAATATCAACTATTTGAGATGTTTTAAACTGTGTTGCGTTTTCATTATAAAAAGTGTCCAATCCAACTAAAGTAAAATCAGGTTGATATATTGAGAAATTCTTATCACCCTCATGTCCTCCAACTCCAAAGGAATAACACATATATATATTTGTTTCTGTATCATATATTATAACTAAGCATAAAGAATGAAAATCATTAACCACTCCAACAATTAATGCTTGCCCAGAATGAACTGCTTTAAAAATTGTTGGATCAATTTCAATAGTTGGTTGCATATCAGAAGGAAGAGGAAGAGGAAGAGGAACAGGAACAGGAACAGGAACTTTTACATGAGCTGTTTGTCGTTCTGCGTTAGTATATGAAACAATTTTATCAGAAGTAAGCGTCAAACTAAAACCATTCGCGTTAAACCCTTGTAATAATTTTTCTACTGTAACTATTTCTGGCAAAACCTCTGGATCAGGTTTACCTAACCAACTAGCAATACCTTTATAAGCCATTGTTATATTATAGTATTTTATTTATATTTCATTTCCTTTTAAGAAAGATCCGCATTTGCCGCAGTTGGTCCCGTATCGTAAAACATTCCTGTTGCAGTTCTGGTTACAGGATATACAGGTATAGATCTATATTCTTCAGGTTCAGGAGAATACTGGAAAACAAGTTTTTTATCTGCTAAACTTAGCCCATAGTTAAATGATTTTGTCCACTTATCATAACCTTCGTATGATCTAACAATTTCTTCCTTTTTAGAGCCTGGTTTTGCATAAGCAGCTTCAGACCCAATATCTGTTGTTAAACTCGAATATTGTGGAGTTTGCATCCATGTCAGTTTGCCGGCATCATTTAATGGTTTCACGTCTACACTCGTTAAATATTTAGGAGGTGCATCTATTTTGGGCTGACAACCTTGACAATCAACATTAGAAGTGCATTGCTCTCTAGTTAAAGCACACTGTGATTGTGGGCCACAAAAATTGGAACAACTATCCAAGGCATTTACCACGTCTACATTGTGACTATTTTTAGGACTATCGCTGTCATATGTTAGTAGAGTATTTGGATTGAACCCTTCTTTAAAATCTAAAACTTTAAAATTAAAAAAGACATTATATACTATCCAGACTACAGCTAAATAAATAAATACTCTTATAATTTTAAAAAATAATTTAATATTAATGCATTTAGTATCTTTCATATATATAAAATAATAATTTATTTTATATATTTATTATAAAATGTCAACAGAAGAACCTACAGCAATTGATGAAAAAATAGCCGAAGAAGAAGGATCCACGGCAAAGAAAGCAGATTGGCCTGAGTTTTTTAAAAAATTCGGATCAGGAATTATAACCGGTATTTTGATAGGAGTTGTTTTTATAGGATCTATTGGATTATTTCTTACCAAAGTTGCCGACGCAAATATTTTGCCAACAGATATTGAAGCTTTGCCATATAGTCAGGGCAAAATTAGACAGGTTCCAGTAGATTTGATTTACATGAACCCTGTTAAAAATTACGACTTTTTTGGGTTAGGATTTTGGGATGAACCAACTAGTTATAATATACAAGAAGCAAACTTTATTAATACAAATGGTTTAAATTTTTTAGATGATTTTAAAAACACATGGTTATGCAGTCTTTTAGCGAAATCTGAACCCAAGGGTCTAAAAAGTGCATTTTGGACATTTGAATATGAGTCGCTGGCATCAAATTTATGCATGTCGTTTACAATTTTGCAAAAAATATTTTTTTATTTAAATTATTTACCTGAATGGGCGACTATGATACTGTTTGCATTATTTTTTTCGGTGATAATAATTATAATTAATGTGTGCAATTTTTTTTATAGTTTGTTCTCACATATATCTCATATACCAGCATTATTTGATCATGTTATTTCGCCTCAATCATTAAATGAAACGGCATCTGATAATCATGGTTTTGATATATTGTTTGCATATTTTTGGTTTTATATATATTTAATAATAGGATTTTGGTCTGCTATATTATCGCCAATTTTTATTACACTATACACGTTTTACAAAGCATTGTCTGCAAATTATTATGTTAGAATGAAAGAGCAGTCAGATCCTCCACAAAAAATGAATTTATTCAGTTTTATAAAAAATGTATTGTATTATAAGAAAACATTTATAATAATACTAGTAATGTTTAATCTAATGACTGTTGCAAATGAATATTTGGGATCTTCATATATGCCTGGTGTTGTCATTGCAATTCTAATACTTATTTTTGGCATGAAAATTTTAGTAACGGACGTTCCGGCTGAATTATATGCAGTAACAAATGCAGTTTTCCCTCCTTTATCTCAAAAAAGTGTGTCTATAATAGACACAGATATTAATTTATGTAGCGGAACAGTGCCAAAAATAGATATTGACGCACTAACTGCAAGTCGGGTCGGTGTTACTGGACAACCATTTAATGTATTAAATCTTAACCAAGCAGATAATAAAATGAGAGGTGGAACAAAATTTGGAACAAAGGGGAAATCAAAATTTGGAACAAAATTTGGAACAAAGTTGAAAATGTATAATATTCAATTAGTTTAATAAATGAAACAATATAAATATAAATTAATAATTAATAATATGCATAAACATAATCTGAATTTAAGTTCGACTTCGTCTTATCCGTTATCAACTTATCCGTTATCAACTTATCCATTAATTAGTGTATGCACTCCTACATTTAATCGCAGACCATTCATACCATTTATGATCAAATGTTTTGAGCAACAAACATATCCAAAAGACAGGATTGAGTGGATTATAATAGATGACGGCACAGACCCTATTATGGACCTAGTTCTAAATATTAAACAAGTGAAATACACTTATTATAAAGAAAAGATGTTGTTAGGTAGAAAGCGAAATCTAATGCATGATAAATGCTCAGGCGACATTATTATTTACATGGACGATGACGACTATTATCCGCCAGACCGTATATCGCATGCGGTGCAAACATTGCAAGACAATCCGACATATTTGATCGCCGGTTGCAGTGAAATGCATGTATATTTTGATAGCATGAAAAAGATGTATAGATGCGGACCATATAAAGAATATCATTCAACTGCGGCGACATTTGCCTTCAGAAGGGAGTTGCTAAAAGAGACCAGTTATAATGACGAAAATGCGCTAGCAGAAGAGAAACATTTTCTAAAAAACTACACAATTCCTTTGAAACAATTGGATAGTTTAAAGTCTATAATAGTATTTTCGCATAAACATAATTCATTAAATAAGGAGAAATTATTAGATAACTTGGAACTAACAAAAACAGTTGAAACAAATTTACAGGTCGATGATTATTTTATAGATCCATATTTAAAACAGTTTTACATAACAGATATGAACATTTTGCTAGAAACATATGAACCAGGTAAGCCGGAGCACAAACCGCGTTTACAAGAGCAAATGAAATTAATGGAAGATGAACGCAATAAACGCATGGAAGATCACAATAAAATGTTGGAAGCTCAACAAAAATTCATGACAAGTTGTCATAGACAAGGAACAGATGCAAATGCGAATAATTTAGGAAAAAGCATAGATTATTATGAGAAACAATTATCGGATAAAACATATTTAATAAATGAATTGCTGAAAAAGGTAAAGGCTCTAACAATTGAATTGGATGGATATAAAAACAAATAATAAAACAAATAATATAAGAAAATTCATTTAAAGAAAACCCGCCTATTAATATATAGTATAAACATGTATGCATATGATCAACGACAAGAGGATATAAACAATGATTATAGTGTTACTGATACAGTTCCGTCAAACTTATTAAAGAACAAACAACCCAGAACAAAAAGGGCTAAATGTTATACGATTAATAAATCATTAAAACGGAAGTGGATTGATGGTAAATATTATGGTGTAGTTACAATTAATATGTATGGATCAGGAGATTTGGGATCCTATATTAAAAATGCAGTAACTGGAGAATATACAAATCATCTAGTTGGCAGTAAGGCGGAGAACCAATATTTTTGTGTGGCAAATTGCACAGGATTGGATAAATTACATGGCCCAGTTCATTTATATTACGATAGCCCATCACAATATGAAAACCATCAATTTACTCTAGTAGAACAGAGCACAAAAGATGCGTGGTTTAGAAGATTTAATTTAATTTAATTTATAAAAGATAAATTAAAATATTTGATATAATTATTTATTAAATTACATCAAATTCGAATACTTAAAGATGTCAATCTTCCAAATCACTTTCCTCAGCATCAATGTCTGCCTCAGCATTTTCCTTTGTATATTTTTCTAAATATCTATAAATGCGATTAATGTCTAATTTAGAAATTTCGTAATTTTCAAACAACATATTCATTTCCGGGGTGTCAGGATCATACTTATTTTTAATATCAAGAAAAAATCCAAATAGATCTTTTTTATCCATACCTAATTGTTGGCATAAATTTTGTATAAATATAGAATTATTGTATTCAGTAGAATATTTTGTTAGGACCTTTGTAAATCGAACTTCAGTGGGATTAAATTTAATTTTTTTGTTATTAATTGTATCGTGATAAATTGCGTTATTTTTAAATGTTTTAATTAGTGAACTCATTTCATTAAATTGCCAGATTTGTTTTTGAAATGTAATGCGATCAATATAATCAGCAAAACACATATTATCTAAAATTTTTAAATAGAATGGGATGGAGACTTCTTTTTTATTTTTTCCGATAACATCAATAATATTTTCATGCCATAAAAGCCCAACGATAGTGCGATCGGTTTCATTCATAATAGTTAAATGATCATCGATTGAATAATTATTATTGATTAATTTTTTTGTTATTTTTCGCGTATCATCATTATATGATTTCATTAAAAATATATTTTTAATAATATTACTATTTAGAATGCTTTGTTTATTTTTGTAAAGATCATAAACTGTATTTAATTTACGCAAATCACCCTGAATAAATGTGATAATGCTTGTTTTAATATTTTCATCAATTAAAGGTAAAAGAATGTCAATCAGGTTTAAAATTTGTGCTTTGGTGGGAGATTTTAATTCGATAACATGGCAAACTTTCATAAGTTCCTTGATTTTTTTGTCAATATGATAATTACCGATACATATAATAGGATTTAAAGTGATTTCTTCTAACCTTTGCTTTTTGGTTTTTTTTGGTCTAATAATTTTAATTAATGCATTAATGCCACCCTTATCGCCATTATTCATGCCATCGATTTCATCCATAACAATAGCTAAACGCTTGACCTTTTTGTGAAATAAACTCATAATATTTTTATCAGACATGTTATGCTTTGTAATAGTATCAATGATTGATTTATTTCGAATGTCTCCGGCATCATACTTGATTACATCATAATCTAATTCTTTAAGGATATTAATAACAAACGAGCTTTTTCCGGAGCCTGGTTCGCCATAAATATAGATGCCTTTTTTAGTGGCTAAATTGTGCTTATTTAGTTCAAAGTTTTTTAGAATTTCTCTGATTTTAGTTGCTTCTTCTTCACGATTTAATAAATTATTAATGTTTAATGGTTCCATCTTATATTTCTTATAATATTCTTTTTATGTTGATTTTTACTTAATCCAAGTTTAAATAATAAATCAGTAATTAATTGTTTACATTTATTGGATTGATTTTCAACGCAATATGATTTTAAAAAATAGATGTAATTTGCATAAATGCTGTCCTGATATAAATATTTTTTAATATTAAACCATTTTTGATGATTTTCAAGTAATATTTGATTAAATACGAATTCATTATCTTGTCTTACAGTAGTTCTAATATAGTTTTCCAATTGCTTACGATTAATATGATCTTTAAATAAATGATGATATTTAAAATATAATTCCTTATTTAAAAATATTTTACCTGATGTAGGTATATACGAACTAACAATTAAAACCAATTC